GTAAAGTACTACTAAAACTAAAATCGGGTAAATCTTGAATTATAGTTACCATAGGTTATATTTAATCGTTACAACCCGAATATAGAGGCTCTAACAAGAAGAAAAAAAGACAAATAATAAGTCAATTAAATAGTCTCTATTTCTACTTTTTACGATTTTTGAAATTGTCCAGACGTTTAGAATATAACCCTTTAACTATCAATATGTTACATTTTAGAAGTGTAAACATCGTCCAGCCCTCCCTTAGGAGTGTACCCTCCAACGCCCTGAAATGAGTCGGTAATTACATTTTGTCAAAAGGCGGTATATGTATCAAATAGTAAAAAAGCGAGAAGGTAATCCTCTCGCTTACAAATAATATAGAATTAAAAATAAAAAGGTAATTACATAAAAGATGAGGTAATAGCAATACTAAATGTATGCTTCTGAGGAAACTTCTCCATACCAATGAGTAGCGTATCAAACGCATCCGTACCATCCGTTCGGTACTCTAGTCGGTTCTCTTCAGTCTCTGCTAACTTCTCACCTCGCTTATCCTTCTTCCCATTATAAACTCCTGCCGTTTGTATCGCTAAAATTAGCTCTTCGTTATTAGGCTCATTAATATACGGAACATTCTGCGTGTCAGTCTGTCCCTTAAACATTCGATTAATCAAAACATATTTTTCTATATGCTTCATGGGGTTACCCACATACACATCTCTTACCTTCCAACCATTCTTGTGAAACTGCTGCATCACCACAAAGCGGATGTCCTCTTTATTCACAGCATAGTTAGTTCCTAGTGCCGTAGTATCATAATAAAAAATCACCTCCTTGCATTGATGGAATCGATAGTAATAACAAAAATCATCGACTAACTCGGGCAACTTGCGTTCATACTTAACATAGAACGACTTCAATACATTAATACGTCTCTCCTCTTGCTGACCTGCTACAATCCAGTTAATGTTAGAGTTATAATCCATACCAATGCAAATAGGTAGTTCCCTATTCACATCTCCATCTTGCAAAGAACTCTCATCGGCCAGATGCTTAAAATTATAATCTTGCTTATCTAAGTAGCTGTTATCAGAACAAGTGTACTTATGCTTTTCACGCATCGAAGAGTAAAAACCATTTTTACTAATACCTATGCGTTTACAAAGAATTGAAGTCTGGAACGTTAACGGTGTAAGGTCACGCTTCATTTGATTAATGTAACTCTCCCCTAGAATTAACATGTTTTCAATGGAACTATACTCCTTGTAAAATACTGCTACCCGTTGGAGCTGAGCTAAGTTTTTGTGTAAGGTCTTAATATGACTGACCAAATAGCCAGGCTCTTTACCCTCAGCACGTAGCTTTTTAAGTTGCTCTTTTTTAGCCCATATTTCATAGATAATTCCTTGAATAACCTCAATCAACTCTAAGTCGCATTGCTCCTCGTAATTCATAAACCACGAACCCTTAGTACCCACAGGCATATCACTAACAAACAACATGGAGTGATGGTAAGGCTTATCGCCAAAATGAGCTTTAGTACCTCCGTTAGCTGGAAACGTCTCATCCTTTAACTTCTCATAATCTAAGAATTTCGCTTCATCACCAGCCACTCCATCTAAAGTTAACGAGTTAGAAGTACCAGGTCTATCTTGACTAATAAAGTAAGCTATCGATCCGTTATATAACGATAGCACATAACTATAATCTACAGGTTCAATTAAAGGCTTAGCAAAGCCCGAGGTCTTAGGAGGTTTCTTACCAATATAGTAATGAACATCTCTTTTATACCCCCAGCTTTCCCACGCTTGTAACGTACCGGGCAAAGTATTCATTAAGCCTCTTTTATAAGTAGAAAACACTAATCCTTGAGAACTCCCAGGCATTCGTTGCATGTTCCTAAGTAACCACGGAGCCATTACTCCATGTGTTTTACCTAAACGACGACCACCCACAAAAATAGTAGTATGAGCTCCTGTAAACATCACCTCCTGCTGAGGGGGATTAAAGTAAATACGTCGTCTATAATTTTTCTTGGGTACGGGCATAGTCTTTCTCCTTTTCTTTTAATTCCATCTCTAAACCTTCGCCTAAATCTATTTCTTCAGCTTCCACATCCTCCATATCTTCATTCCAATATTGACGTTTCTTTTCCGCAATACGTTCTTGAATGTTAGGAATAGGTTTTATACCAATCACGGTAGGGTCTGAGGTCGGTGTAAAAGGTTGAGGTATAATTTCGTCCCAAGGAATCTCTCGCACATCTTCCTGATCTAGCTTATTGTATTTAGCATACTTATCTAAAGCCTGAACCAACGATTTCAAATCCCCTTTATTCCGTGCTAACTCCATAGCCTCACGAATCTGCTCATTAAACTGCCATCGATGATAGTCACGAGTGGAACGATTCATATCCCCCAATAAAGTTTTTATTATCTTTACATCTGCATAAGCTGTCGATCGTGACACATCATAAGTTTGTATTAGCAAGGCCACAATATCTCCATCTTTATACGAAGGAGTAGCCAACCACTTATTATACACATCTCGAATACGCAGTAACCTATCGATAATAATTTCGGGAATAGCTAATCGAATCAATTCACTTTTATCAGTAAACAAATGTTCTCTACAGACATCTATAGTTTTTGGTATTGCCATATTATTTCCCCTATCTTTTAATAAAAAAAGGTCAAGCACCCCGATGAGCACTCGACCTTAAAAAACATATCACACAACGTAAAAATAGAACTTATAGTACTACGCCTAAAGACCCTAATTCTTCTTTCTGCTCATCAGAGACAGAGTTGCCACTACTTTCCAACTCATTGTAACGCTCCTGCATTTTCTTTAATAACTTAACGTATTCTGTTTGATCTTCGGCTTGTCTAAGCTCTCTTAGTTTTTCTTTATTTGCTGACAAATACTTTCGATTGGCAGAAACACGACGAGCATCAATTTCAATCGTAAGAAGTTCTTCTTTGTCTTTCGACTCCTCCACACGTTGCTCATCATTAGCGGTTTTTTTATCTTCTACGTTGAGAATATAGCCGTCGTATTGCTCCCAATTCGTTAAGTATTTCTTATCACTCTCTATCAGTAAAGCTACCGCTTCAATGCGGTCGCACTCACTAGTTACACTTTTTGCACGCTCGTGAAAACTACGTCGTTTAGCACGTAACTCCCCATTCTCTACCCATAACTGCTGTATCTCTTGGGGTAGCTTATCATGGTCTTCACGTTTCCCTTTAGCTATTCGCTCCTCCCCCTTGACCGAGACCTCTTCACTTGTTTTTAATTGAGCCGTTGAAGTTTCTTCAGATACCTTTATACTATATAATTGAGCATATCGGTCTAGCTCGTAAAAAAGCTTCTCTTTAAACTTCTCAGGCCTACGGACCAAGTTGTTATATAAAATGCGATTTCGATTCATTTGAAGGAGCAAAGTAGCCCCTTCTAATACCTCTCGCTCCGCTTTGGGTTGAGCTAAATAACGTTGTAATTTCGTGTTGAAATCCATAGTTAACCTTCTCCTTCAGGAGTCGTTGTACTTCCATCCGAAGCATCAATCTCTCCATCTTCTGTTTCAATTTTCCCCGTATAAAAAGGAGCAGGACATACATCAGACACCTCAATTTCTAACGTCGTACCAGCTTCTTCAGTTACGGCACCACCAATAGCAGTAGATACCTTAGTCAGCGTGTTAAATAGCTCATTTCCTAACACACGGAACTCTCCCGTTTTCGTTTGGATAAGATAAACCATGTCATCATTATTGGCCTGACGAGCAAACGCAGTAACTGCCTTTTTCACTCCTGGATGTTTAAATGTAGCTTTGTTCAGTGTCGTTACCGAAGGTATCTCTCCTTGCGTTTCACTTGTTACAGGCGACTTATCCGAAAGTACATCTAAGTACAACCACTTTTTCTCAGCAGCTAGTAAGAAACTACCCTCATAAGTAGCTAAATCTTCTGCTGTTTCTGCAGTAGCTGGTAAGGTAGGCCACTTTACTATATTCCTTTTAGGAATAAAATACACCCGTTGGCGAATACCAGGGATAACTGTTTCTCCCTGGCACCAACCTAATGAACTATATAAATCTTTATTATTACAACTCATAATGACTCTTTTTATTCGGTTTCTGTGAATAGTTTACCAATTAGTAAACGCTCTGGAGAGATGCTTTCATACTGTGCACCTATAAATAAGGTAGCAATAAATTGCAATACAAAAGCTTCGTGTTTCTCTACCACAATACTCTCTTCTTCACCTCGTTGGTTAAAACCTACCAGCAAGTTACGCTTAGTAGTTAACTGTATAAGGTTGCTATCTTCTTTGTTAAACAAAGGCACTAGCTCACAACGATTACGACTTCCCTCTAAATAGACTTTATCGAACGATTGATTATACACCAACGGACCTTTAGATGCTTGATAGTCATCTACATACTTATCGTATATTTCATGCGAAATAAAGAGTTTGGTTTGCTCTTTACGCAGTTTAGGGTTAGCCGAACGATAGAAATCTTTTAAGATATCCACCGCATTTACTCCTGTAATTGCTTCAGAGAAATTGTAAAGATTTCCTTTTGTTTTAGAAACCTCTTCTTTTTTAATTTCACCCAATGCAATGGTGTCAAAGCCATCAAACAGATCAATGGTTTTTTCCCCCTCATCGTTGCGTACTGCATTCCACATTACATCGTGAATATTCTCGCCTAACTTTCCAGCTAAGAAAGCCAAAACACGTCTTGTAATCTCAGTTTTCTTCAAACTTTCTCCTTTGGTTACGGCATCGCTGTAAATGGATTGATACACACTATTTGGAGAGAACTTTTTCACCACCGACCCTAAATAAGTCTCTAAAGTTCTACCCTTAATATTTACGCCCGTATCATCAATACGAGTTTCAGAGTAAGGTCCTAGTTGCATATCTCCACTAAGCTCTCCCACCTTTTCTTGATAGCGAATGCCATAACGAGGAGTCATGTGCTGTAACGTTTCCCCTAGTTTGAAAACAGGCATCATTAAAAGCTCTTTTCTATACTTAACCGCCGATTGGGCTAATTCTTCTGGTGTAAATATTACTTTTCCCATAGTTTATAAATCTTTTACTTTGTTGTACAAATCCTTGGCACTGCTTATAGCGTTTTCTTTCTCATCCTCCACTGTATCTACTGGAGTCGTATCATCACCATCTGCATTTTTCAACGTTTCCACTTGCTCGGTTAACGCCTCTTTCTCAGCAACTAATGCCGCTTTCTCAGTTTCCAAATCAGCTATTCCCTGATTGATACTCTTCAATTGCTCTTCACTCAATACTGCTTTGCTTTCCTCATTGAAAACAATCTCAGTTACTCCTAACGCTTTATTAAGGTGCGTTAAATCTGTTTTACTCATATATTTCTCTTTGTTGTCTTGGTTACCCTCTTTTTTTGCTCCTAAAAAGAACTCCTTAATAGCTTGTATAATAGAGGCATTACTTTCTTGTTCTTTCTTCTCCTCTGTAGATATCTCATTTTCTATTTCAGATTTAGGAGTTGAATTTTTGGGTGTTTCAATAGATGGAATAGGCAATCCAAAAGCATTAAATTTCTCCTCCAACTCTGGAGTGAAATTCATCTTATCACTATGATTAAACAACT